AGGTGTTGAAGTTCTTCTCGGCAGACTATATGCCCGTTCTGATCGATACCGCTGTTCAGTCTGATGCTGTTGGCGGTGAGATTGATACCGTAGTTATCCAGTCTTCTGGTTCTGGTTATAACAACGGAACTTATGAAAACGTTTCCGTTAAAGGTGATGGTACTGGCGGTCGTATCTCCATCGTGGTTGATGGTGGTAAGATCGTTTCTGCTACTGTGACTTCTGGTGGTTCCAACTACTCCTTCGGTAAAGTGATTATCGATGAAGTCAATGGTATCGGTGCTGGTACAGGTACTGGTGGTGCTATTGACGTAATCATTCCCCCTAAAGGTGGTCACGGATCAACCCCCCAAATTGAACTTGGTGGTTTCCGTGTAATGATTAATACCAAGTTTACATATTCTGAAGGTTCTGGAGACTTCCCAACCGATAACGACTATCGTCGTATTGGTCTGGTGCTGAATCCCCTTAAGTTTGGTACGGAAGAACTTGCAGATGCGATTACTATTTCTGCATCTAATGCTGTAATTTTCCCCCCTGATTTCACAGGTTCGTTTAACACCGACGAAATCATCACCCAAACTAGAACTGTTGGTGGTCAACAGGTAACTGCTCGTGGACGAGTAGTTTCTTGGAATTCTGTAACTAAAGTTTTGAAATACTATCAAAATAGAATTGATGGTATTTTCCCAGAGATTACGGGCAACAAAGTTGAATTCTCTGGTGGTAATACAATTGTTGGTTCTGGATCTGGTACTTCAGTAGATCCCGATATCAACTTCCCTGTTGTTCCTGGTGAAGCTACTCGTGTTATTAACAACACAGAGTACGATCTTGGTATGTCATTCACTTCAGGTTACGCCAAACCAGAAGTGAAAAAGGACTCTGGTAAAGTTATCTACATAGATAATAGGAGAGCGATCTCCCGTGCTGGCGACCAAATTGAAGACATTAAGATCGTAGTAGAGTTCTAAAAATGCCCCAGAATACCAACCTGAATATTTCTCCTTATTTTGACGATTTCAATAAGGATAATAACTTCTACAAGGTTCTTTATCGTCCTGGGTATCCTATTCAGGCGAGAGAACTTACTACAATGCAGTCCCTTCTCCAAAACCAATTGGAGTCTATGGGATCTCATATGTTTAAGGATGGCGCAATGGTCATCCCTGGACAGGTTGGTTACGATTTAGATGCTAAGGCAATTATTCTACAAGAGAGTTTTCTCGGTACAAACGTAGAACTCTATCGTGAGCAGTTAACTGGTGCTTTGATTACTGGTCTAACAACTGGTATTCAAGCAAAGGTTTTGTTCTCAATTTCTTCTGCAGAATCTGAGCGTGGATACATTACGATGTATCTCAAGTACATCACTTCTGGTGGAGAAGACAGTGATACTAATGAATTTGTTCCAAATGAACAATTGGTTTGTGACAGAGAACTGACCTTTGGTAGCACACTGGTCGAAATCGGTACACCTTTTGCTCAACTTCTTCCCACATCCGCAACTGCAATTGGTTCCACAGCCACAGTTGCTAATGGCGTATACTTTATTCGTGGTTATTTCGTCGATGTAGAAGAGCAAACCATTATCCTTGATCAGTATTCAAATAATCCTTCATATAGAATTGGTCTGGAAATTTTTGAATCTATTGTTACCCCAGAAGATGACCCAGGGCTGAATGATAATGCAACAGGTACATCAAACTATTCTGCTCCTGGTGCACACAGATTTAGAATTCGTTGTCAACTGACAAAGAAAGTAATCGATGATGATACCGATAAGAACTTCATCGAACTGCTGAGAATCAATCAATCTCAAGTAGAGAATTTTGTAGATAGAACTGTATATAACGAACTTGCTAAAGAACTTGCTCGTCGTACATACGATGAGTCTGGTGACTATACTGTTAGAGACTTCGATATTCGTGTAAGAGAGCACCAGAATGATGGATCTAATGGTGGTGTGTATCTTCCTGGAGAGAAATCTAGAGAAGGTGTAATCTCGGCATCTTCATATTATGCTACGGAAATTTCTCCTGGTAAGGCATATGTTAGAGGATATGAAATCGAAACGCTTACACCAACGTTCCTTGATTTAGATAAACCAAGAACAACTAAGGCACTTCAGAACTCAATTATTCCGTTTGAACTCGGCAATTATATGCTGATGAATAACGTCAAGGGTTCACCAATTGTTAATGGTAATGGTATTAACTCCAACTACCAAGTTTTAGAATTTCGTGATGTAAAACCGAATGGGGTGCTTACCGCATCTGGTCAGGTTATTGCTTATGCAAGATGTGCGGCATATGAGCATCACAGTGGATCAGTCGTAACATCAGCAGCTACTCAGTGGAAAACCTATCTTTTCGATATTCAACCACTGACACTGTTTGAGATGGATACATCAGTCAGTGCTGGGCAAGGCACGGTTATTCGTGGAAGAACCTCCAGAGCAAAGGCATTTATTTCATCAGATATTTCAAACGCATCGACGTTTACAGTCTATCAAGTTTACGGCACATTCCGTACTGGCGAAGTTATTGAAAGAGATGGTGTAGAGATTGGTACTCTTGATAACTATTTTACTTGGCAGTTGACTGATGCTAAAGGTGTAACTGGTAGAGATCCAGATACCAATAGTATCATTTTTGCTGGAGATCTTATTCTTGATAGCGAACGTGTAATTATCGGCACAAACTTCAATGTTAATAGTGGAACCCTGACAGGAACCAAATCGAACTTCACCTTGGATCTTCGTCCTGGCGATATTCTCACGAGTGATGGTACTGACACATACACGATCAATAGAATCACAACTCCTGGTGGAACAATTACTGGAGCTGTAACAAGTGCAACTGTCGCAAACGGCGTATCTTCTGGAATGTCTAATGGTGATTATGCATTCCTCGTTCGTCTTAGAGCACAAGTTTATGATAAAGAGACTGCCGATCTTTTGATCGAAATGCCTAAAGAATCCATCAACCAGATTTCTGACGAATCTGTGATTGTTGCACGTTCTTTTGATGATATTACTGTTACTGGTGCGAACGACTTTACAATTTCATTGCCTGCAGATGAGCAATTCTTGGCATATGATGATGATCATTATTGCTTGGTGTCACTAGCACCCACAGCTGGCACTGTTCTTGATATCGAACCGAATCTGACATTTAATACAACTGGTACTCCCAGAACTTCCTTAACAGTTTCAAATCTTGCTGGAGTTACTTCAGTTCGATTAATTGCGTCAGTCTCCAAAAACCAAGCAGAAAAGAAACTGAAGAATGCTACTGTGATGGAAGTATTGAAGGTCGAAAGAACTTCAATTTCTTCAGATGCTCCCAAGTATGGTCTTTCATATGGTTCTTTGTATGGAACTCGTATCGAAGATGACGAAATTTCGATGGGTTCATCTGATGTATACAAGATTCACGCGGTATACGAATCTACAGATGACAGTTCCGCAGTGATACCTTATTGCATTATGCAAGATGCGACCATCTTCAAGAAAGGTACTATCATTGAAGGACTGACCTCCAAGGCAAAAGCAAGAGTTGTAAACTTTAACCCAGTCTCGTATGTTTGCCATTTCGTATATGAGAACGATGCGTTCTTTATTCTTGGAGAAACTCTTCGTGGTTTCGATGCAAATGATCAGGTAATTACTGGTATCATCAATGATGCGGATAATTCCATCAATAACGGAAGCAAAAATGTTACCGATTCGTTCTTCTTGGATACAAACCAGAAAGGACACTACTATGACATCTCTAAACTTGTTCGTTATGCAAGTTTTACAAAACCACTTCGTAAACTAAAAATTGTTTTTGATAGATTTGTTCACGAAGCAACTGGTGACTATTTTGCTTCAGAATCATACGTTGGTATCGATTACGACGATATTCCGTCATTCACAGAGAACAACGTAACAAAACAGCTTAGAGATGTTCTAGATTTTAGACCTGGAGTAACTCCCGTTCTTTCTGGTTCTGGTACGGTAGGATCCCCCTATTTTGTTAATTGCGCATCCCTCGATTTCAAGGATCGTAGTTTCACTTCTGGTGGTGTTTCAAACAATGCTACTGTGATCGACATTCCCAAACCAGAATCGGATTTTAGATGCGATTACGATTTTTATCTTGGTAGAGTTGATAAACTCTTCCTCACGGATCAATCCAAGTTTAAGATTATCAAGGGTATTCCTGGAGAACAATCTGAAATTCCAGCAAACATCGATAATGCAATGCTGCTGGCAACTATGTTCCATAAACCTTATGGATACTCATATAAAGATGTGAGAATTGTTCGTGAGAACAATAGAAGATTTACGATGCGTGATATTGGTGCAATTGAAAAACGTGTTGACATTTTGGAATATTACACTTCACTGAACCTTCTCGAACTCGAAACATCATCACTACCGATCAAAGATGCCGATGGTTTCGATAAGTTCAAGAATGGATTCTTGGTCGATAACTTCACATCTTTCGATTCTGCGGCTACAACACACGAAGATTTTGCTTGTTCTATTGATTTTAAAGAAGGCAATCTTCGTCCATCACACTACACTACTAACGTATCTTTACAATTCTCCGAAAACAATTCATCTAATATCACAGTTCACGAATCGGGTGTCATCACACTGCCATACAATGAAGTCAAATTCATTATACAACCGTATGCATCTCGTGTAGAGAATGTTAACCCGTTCAACGTATTTGCATATATTGGTCGTCTTGATCTATACCCGTCTTCAGATGACTGGGTGGATTCACGTAGATCGCCAGATCAAGTTGTAAACATCGAAGGTGATTTTAACTCAACCCTGCTGAGATTGGGTGCTGACTGGAATACTGGGTTTGCTCCTACTCAATGGAATTCTTGGAGAACAAACTGGGCTGCATCATCAACATCTTCTAACACTCAGTTCCTTCGTGGTCCTGGTATTCGTCGAATTACCACAACTACAACATCAACCACATCTTCACAAAGCCGTAGTGGTTTGAGAACTCGTGTTGTTCCTAGAGTTGATCGCCAATCACTTGGTGATAGAACCATTGAACGTACTATTATTCCGTTCATCAGATCTAGAAATATTGCGTTCAGAGTACAACGTCTGAAACCCAACACAAGATTCTATGCATTTATCGATAACGTAGACATCAACTTCTACACTACACCAAAACTTTTGGAAGTAATTAAGAATACAGTAGAAGATATTAGAACCAATGATACTCCCTTTGTTGTTGGTGAGACTGTTGTTGGTCAAACATCAGGTTGTAGACTTCGTATTGTAGATGTCAATGATGGTTTCGATGACAATCTATCTCCATATGATAAATCAGATCTTCCCTCATCATATGCATCTACGACACCGTATCTGAATATCGATACAAAGATTATGTCAGAAACAGTTGCTGGCACATATTATGGAAACGCACTTGAGGGTGAAATTCTTGTTGGTGCAACTTCTGGTGCTCGTGCTGTTGTAAAACCCAAGCGTTTGATCGCAGATACTAATGGCAATATGTCTGGTATTATCTGGATCCCCAATCCAGCAATTAATACCAATTTGAGATTTGCCACAGGTACTCGTGTTATTCGTCTTACAACATCACCTTCAGATTCACGTACTCCTGGTGAAGTTGACTCTGCTGCTCAGCATAACTATATTGCGTCAGGTGTTCTTGAAACTAAGCAGCAAACAATTCTTGCCGTTAGAAATGCTGATGTTGTTAGAGATACGGTATTCCAAGATCGTATTGTCAACACCACAAGCACAAGCGTTCGTGACACTGGTTGGTATGATCCTCTTGCCCAGTCATTCCTGGTCGAATCTAAGGGTGGTGCATTCCTAACTGGATGTGAGTTGTATTTCAGAACTCGTGATGAGAGAATTCCTGTTTCGGTTCAGGTTCGTGAGATGGCGAATGGTTATCCAACCACCAAAGTTCTCGCATTCTCCGATACAACACTGCTTCCTTCTCAGATCAATTTGTCCGAAAATGGTACTATTCCAACCAGATTCACTTTCCAATCACCAGTTTATGTTACTGAAAACAGAGAATACTGTCTGGTAGTTCTGTCAGACTCCAATGAATACAAACTCTGGATTTCCAGAATGGGTGAGGATGATGTAACTAGCGATAGAACCATCTCGGAGCAACCTTATGCTGGTGTTCTGTTCAAGTCACAGAACGCATCTACCTGGACTGCTGACCAGTATGAAGACCTCAAGTTCGTTCTGTATAAGGCAGAATTTACTCCAAATACAACAGGAACTGCTTGGTTCAATAATGCTGATCTTGCACTTGGTAATGGTGGTATTTCTCAGTTGAGAAATAATCCGATTATCACTACCAAACCACAAGTTAAGATTGTACTTTCAGATTCCACAGCGAACTATACTATCGGCGCAGAACTCACTCAAACTGATGTTTCTCCTGCTCCTTCCGCTGTCGTTCGTGAAATTGTTCAGGGTGTACCAGGATCATCAAATGCATACCTGATTGTAGATGATCTTGTCGGATCTTTCCGTCAAGGCGTTCAATCTGGTAATACCTACATTTATAGAATCGTATCTTCAAGATCTCTGGCAACGATTACTTTGACTGGTGTTTCTGGAACCTTCCAAGTTGGAGAGTCAGTCACTAATGGCACTGGTGCATCAGCAGTCGTAACTTCTTGGACATCTGGTACTGGTGCACTTGAAGTTAAATCAGTTACTGGCACATTCTCGGATGGCGATCCAATTACACAGGTTGTCAATTCCGTAACTGTAGCATCTGGTACTATTGGAACAAGTGGAGTTTCTCTCACTGGAGACGATATTAATGATTATCCTTCAGCACCAATCTCATACTTCAACAATGCAACTGAAGTAACAGTTCTACACGCAAACCATTGTATGCACGACATTGGTAACAATGTGCGTATCAGCGGAGTTATTTCAGAAGTTTCGCCAACGATTATTGACTCGGCGTATCACACCAACGGCATCACAGCCACAGACGGTGTTGGAACATCCTTCTCACTGCACGTTAATGACGCTGCAGCATTCCACACAATTATTAATGGCGAAGTTATTAGTTCCTCAAACTCTGGTTATATTGTTATCAGAGATCCCGAGATTCCCGAGCAGCATTTTGAAATCATTGAGTATAATGCAATTACATCTGATGGTAAGATTATTACCCTTCCCGCAGGATCTCGTGGTCAAGCAGGAACTGCGGCTTTGGCACACTCACCTAACAGTATTGTTGAATGCTACAATCTCGACGGCATTCCTTTGACAGAGATCAATAAATTGCATACTGCAATTGGTTCACCAACTATCGATAGTTATAAGATCGCCGTTGATTCTGTTTCCACTTCTGGTATTACAAGTGGTGGTTACAACGCAACTGCAACTCAGAACATTCAATTTGAGCAAGTATATCCTCAAATTCAAATGACTGTGTATCCCGAGACAGATATTGCCACAAGAGTCAATGCTGTTAGTGGAACATCAATTCAGGATGGCAACAACGTTGAACAAGCATCCTTTATCAATGACGGTGTATACTATGATCTGATTGCTAACGAAGATAATTACTTTGATGAACCAAAACTGGTCGCATCGGTAGTTAATGAGTCAGCAAAACTCTCTGGTTCTAAGTCTCTGAACCTTCAGTTGCTGATGACCACAGAGAACCAAAATGTCTCTCCTGTCATTGATACCGATCGCTGCTCATTGATCACAACCACTAATAGAGTCAATAACCTCTCTATTGGCGTAAATGATGCGGAAAAGAATGCTGGCGATCTCAACAGCGCAGTTTACATCACAAAGGTAATTAACCTCCTCAACGCAGCAAATACCCTTAAGGTTCGTTTTGAAGCCTGGAGACATCCACAAACAGAGATTCGTGTTATGTACAAACTCAATCCTGTTGGCACGTCACTTTCGTTCGATGAGATTGGTTATACATACTTTAACGGGAATGGTCTGGAAGATAAGAGCATTCAGAAAACTGAAGATCTTCTGTATAGAGATTTTGAATATACCTTGGAAACTACCGATTACACTTCGGCACAAATCAAGATTATTATGACATCTTCCAACCAGGCATATGTCCCGCTAATTAAAAACCTTCGTGTAATTGCTTTGAGTGACTTGTAATGAGAAAAAAATACGCTCCTGTTGAGGGACACCCCGACTTGGTTCGGGATCCCTCATCTAAGGCAATACTAAATATTAACAACCTTCCAACTGGAACGGCAAAATCGAATCGTAAGGCACAGGGTGAAGCAGTTGACTCATTGCAATATGACGTTAATATGCTAAAATCTGAAATGTCTGAGATCAAATCTCTTTTGAAACTGTTATTGGAGAAACAACAATGAGTGCAACTGAAACTGAAGTGATGACGGAAGAAGAACTTCTTGATGACTTTAAAAAAAGATTTACTGCACTGCGAGATGAAAATCAGCAACTTGCAGCAAAAGTAAGAGACAATGAGACTCAAATGCTGAAACTACAGGGGGCAATTGAAACTCTAGAGTATCTTGCAACAAATACGATTGTAGATGAAGTAACTGAATAACTTACAGGGACCGCTGAGGTCCCTTTTTAATGCTTATAAATATCAGAGAGGCTACTAACCGTCCGCACGGATTAAAGTATAAAAATGGCAAATAGAATCCAATTAAGACGTGATGGTGCTCAGCAGTGGGCGAACATCAACCCAATTCTGGCACAAGGCGAACTCGGAATCGAAATCGATACGTCGCGTATTAAGATCGGTGACGGTGTTACTCCGTGGAACTCTCTCAGGTATGAGCGACCACTTGAGACCGAAACCAACGCTGCTAACACTCTAGTTAAGCGTGACGCTGACGGTAACTTTGAAGCGGGTGCAATTAGTGCCACATTGATTGGTAACGCTTCTACTGCAACCCGTCTGGCAAACGCACGTCAGATTCAATTAACTGGTTCTATTACTGCATCTGGTTCTTTTGATGGTTCTGCAAACCTCAACCTCGCAACAAACCTGGAAGTTATTCCATCACTTCCACATTATAATCCGAATGATCTAGAAGCTACTGGCACATATTCTCTCGTACAAGTAGACTCTAGAGGTAGAGTCATTGGCGCTCAACTTGCATCAACCCTGTCGGACTATGGTATTACTGATGCGCAACCCTTAGATAGTGATCTGACAAGTCTTGCCACTCTGACAACACTGGGTCTTCTGTCAAGATCCTCTCAGGGAAGCATCCTCACAAGAACCCTTACTGGTGGTGCTGGTCGCATCATCTTCACAAACGCTGACGGTGTTAATGCCAACCCGTTTATCGACCTTGCTGACACGGCAGTTGTTGTCGGTTCATATAACGTAGAGTCCCTGACCTCATCGGGTACAGGTTCTCAAACTGTCAATGCAACCAAATTTACCGTTGACAGATATGGTCGTCTGACATATGCTCTTACGATACCTATCGCAACAGCAACTGAAGGTTCTAAGTATGCAGCATATAGTGCAGGTGCAACCTACAGCAGATACGATATCATTGAAACTGGCACTGGTGTATATCAGGCACTGCTAGATATTTCTGCTGGTCTGGGTGCTCCTTCGCATACGGATTCCAGTGACACTGGCAGTTGGAGATATCTGGGTGCTGCACTCACCGAACAGAAAGGTCTTGCATCATTTGCACAAGAAGACTTTGATGTTGACTCAAATGGTCACGTTACCATTGCTGCAGCAGGTGTTGATAATCGTCAACTCCAAAATAACAGAATTATCTTCACTGACAGAAATACTGCTCAGGAATTTGAACTTGATAATGAACTCACAGCCGCAAATGCCCACAACGGTTTTGATTATCTGAATTACATTTATGTCAATGATACTTCTGGGAACCTTCTATTTACTGCTAATAACGTTGATAACTCTGGCAGTGGTGGGGTTGATATTAACGTTGATACTCACATCAGTGGTGCCAATATCGTGCTGGATCGTCCTGGCACAAGTCCTCTCCAAACTATTGAGCGCACTGCTGGATCACTCAAGATTTTCCATAACGTCAATTCAGCCACAGATAGAACTTTTGACATTGTTAGTACCAACGCTGGTGCTGGTACTGCCACCCTCAATATCACTGCTGACAATGGTATCGTCATCACCTCAACAGATGTCAATGCAAAAGTTCAGGTAGAAGACTTTTACTTCCAAGAAAATGTTCTTGGTACAAGCAATGCCACAATGGTGCTTGATCCTGGTGACGATGATGCTGCAACAGGATTGGTTCAAATTCGTGGTAACCTCCAAGTTGATGGCGTAACTACAACAGTAAACTCAACAACAATTACCGTCGATGATCCGATCATCACTTTGGGAGGAGACACTGCTCCTACCGTTGATGACAATAAGGACCGTGGTGTTGAGATTCGTTATTATGATACTCAGGCACGTCTTGGATTCTTTGGTTGGGATGAAGACTATGCCGATAGTAATATCTGGTCTGGTACTGGTGGTTATCGTTTCCTCTATAACGCAGCAAATACCAACGAAGTTTTCAGCGGTACAGATGCTCCGTTGATTGCAGGTAACCTCAGATTAACAACCAATACTGGTTCTACTTCTACAACTTCAGGTACTCTGGTTGTTACTGGCGGTACTGGAATTAGTCAAAACCTCTGGGTTGGCGGTACATCAAACTTTGCTGGTCGTATGGACCTGGCAAGTAGCTTTAATCTGACTGCAGCAACTCAGTGGTTCCGTATCAATAATGGAACTACAAATGTATTCTACATTGATAGTGCAAATGGCAACACCTCAATCTGGGGTGATTTGTATCAGTTCAACAATAAAGTTATTCAAACGAATGGTAGCATCGTTATTGATGGTGCTGGACAGAATCTGTTAATTAAGAATGGTTCCCTCCAGACTAAGTTTAGTGTAGCAAGTAATACTGGTAATACTGTATCCCAAGGTACATTGAATGTTGTTGGTGGAACTTCTCTCGATTCTACCCTTGATGTAGATGGTGCTACTACACTCAATAGCACTCTGGATGTTGATGGAAATACGGTTCTCCACAATAACCTCACAATTGACACTACTGGTAAAATCTTCAAACTTACCAATGGTGCAAGTGATAAGTTTGTTGTTAGCAGCACAAATGGCAATACCGATATTGAAGGTACTCTGAATGTTGCTGGTCTCACCTACTTTGAAAATGTAGATGAACCAACAATCTCTACTGATGCAAACAACTACTTCATCATTGTAAGTTCAGATTATGGCGCATTTAGATATGCTGGTGGTGGTTATGTTGAAGGTAATACTCTCTTCAATAGTGATGTATATATCAATGGCGCACTCAATCAGAGAGACCAAGGTACAGCAACTGAGACATTTAGCACACAGAACTACCTGAGAGTACGATACAAACTTCGTGCTGGTAGTTCCATCGCTTACACTCCCTCATATGCTCAAGACGATAATTCAAACTTGAGAGTGTATGGTGGTGCTGGTGTTGCAACAGATCTGCACATTGGCGATAATCTTTACATTGGTAGAAAGACCAGTGGAACTGATCCGTATGACTTCCACGTTCAGGGAACAACTGGTAACACAATCATCGGTCGCTCTGGTTTTGGTACTGCATCTGCTGGTACACTGACAGTATATGGTGATACAACTCTAGATAGAAACCTATACGTCAATGGCAACACAGAAATTGGTAATGCTTCTTCCGATACTCTGGTTGTTGATGCAACATCAACATTCAATGCTAACGTAACACTTGCTGCAGGTCAGAATCTCACCGTTGGTGGTAATGCAATTGTTGATGGTAACCTAACTGTTCACGGGACTACAACCACCGTGAATTCGACGGTAATGACTATTGATGATCCCATCCTGACTTTGGGTGGTGATACCGCACCCACAACTAACGATGCTAAGGATCGTGGTATTGAGTTCCGTTACTACAGTGGCGGTGCCGCACGTCTTGGTTTCTTTGGTTGGGATGAATCTGCTGGTAGATTCGCACTCTTCAACGCTGCAACAAATGCATCTGAAGTATTCAGTGGCACTCGTTCTGGCATTGATGCTGGTTCCATCAAATTGTTCGATACCACCAATTCATCTTCATCATCTACTGGCAGTTTAATTGTCGGTGGCGGTGCTGGTATTGGTCTACAACTCTACGTTGGTACTAATCTTTTTGTTGGCGGCACTGCAGCAATTACTGGCGCAACAACAATGTCATCGACATTGGATGTTTCCAACGATTTCAAAGTAAATACAAATAAGTTTACAGTTGCATCTGCAACTGGTAATACTGCTGTTGCTGGCACACTTTCTGTTGCTGCAGCAACAACGCTTTCATCGACACTTAATGTTACTGGTAATACTTCAATTACTGGTACTCTCGGTGTTTCTGCAGCAACAACTCTGAACAGCACACTCGCAGTAACTAGCAATACTACTGTTGGTGGTACTCTGGGTGTAACTAATGCTACCACACTTAGCAGCACTTTGGGTGTAACTGGTGTAACATCAATCACAAATGCATCGCAAGCATCTACAACTGGATCATACAGTGGAGATGGTGCTCTGAGAGTCACTGGTGGTGGTTCTGTTGGTGGCAACTGGGTTGTTGGTGGTAACCTGAAAGTTTATGGTGATGCCATCTATGATGGTGACATCAACTATGCAGGTACTCAGACATACACTGGTAAGGTTAGATTCAATAACACTTCTGATGCAGTTAGTGCAACCAGCAACAACGTTTCGGTATTCAGCGCAGGCGGTCTGGCAGTAACTAAGAAAGCATACATTGGTGATGACCTTGACGTTGGCGCTGGTAAGTTTACGGTAGATGGTCCTACTGGAGACACTGCAATTACTGGTACTCTCGGTGTAACTGGTGCATCATCACTATCATCATTGAGTCTTAGTTCTTCAGCAACATTTGCTTCGTCTCTGACTCTTGGTGGTAACCTTGCTATCAACACTGATAAGTTTACTGTTGCATCCACAACTGGTAATACTGTGATTGCTGGTACGTTAAACGTATCTGGATCATCAACCGTTGGTACTCTGACAGCATCTGGTGCAGTCACCTTTAATGGTGCTAACACCGTTTCGCTGAGCAACTCTGGTGCTTACTTCAGTAACAGTGGTCTGACTCGTTTGATGAATGCAAGCGATTCCACTGGATATAATAACACTTCAGCATCTCTCTTCGTTAACGGTGGCGCATCCATTGTTAAGAGACTGAATGTTGGTGGTAACTTTATGGTTGGTGGTTCTGCTGGTGTTAAGGCAACAATTCTTGCTGCTAGCGGCAACTTCAGCACCAGTGGTACTTTAGCTGTCACTGGTGGTGCAACAATTGGTGGAACCCTTGGCGTAACTGGACAGATCACTGGTAACGTCACTGGCAACCTCACTGGTACAGCAGATAATTCGGATTTGGTTGGTGTGCTGAATACCACCACATCAAACCTCACATATTATCCGACGTTTGTTTCTGCAACTTCTGGGTATACGGAAATTCGTACAGACTCCGACAACCTCAGATACAACCCGAGCACAAACACTTTGCAAGTGTCCAACTTCACTTGTAGTACAAACTTTGAAGTTCAAGGTAACTTGAACATTACTGGTACTGTTACATACAATGAATCACAAGTTGGTGATATCAGTAACCACAATACAGATGCTCTCGCAGAGGGTACAACAAATCTGTACTTCACTCAGACTCGTTCCAGAGAATCCATCTCTGCAACTGGTTCCCTCTCATACAATAACCAGACTGGTGTTATCTCCTACACCGCTCCAACTCTCGCTGCTGTTGCTACCTCTGGTGCATACAGTGACCTGTCTGGCACACCTACAATCAGTGCATTCGGTGCAACTCTGATTGATGATACTTCTGCATCTGCTGCTCGTACCACTCTGGGTCTTGGCACCGCTGCTACCACAAACAGCACTGCATATGCAACTGCTGCACAAGGCACCGCTGCTGATGATACAAACAGTGACCTGACCGCACTCTACAGTGCCCTGAATGCTATTGGTAACAATGCGACAATTACTACCGTAGCCCAACTCAAGGCTGCTCTCGCTGCTCTCGTCCGTCCCTGATAACTAATGGCAACTCCAACATCCAAATCAGAACTTAAAGAGTATTGCTTGCGTCGTTTAGGTAAACCTGTTCTGGAGATTAACGTCTCCGACGAACAGGTTGACGATGCAATCGATTACACAATCGAAAAGTTCCAAGAATTTCACTACGGTGGTGCAGAGAGAGTATATCTCAAGCACCAATTCACTCAGTCAGAAATTGCTGCATTCAAGTCTGATACCACAGAAACTGTTGGCAGCACAGATTTTAAGACACAGAACAATTATTTGACACTGCCAGATCACATTCGTAGTGTCAACGGTATCTTTTCATTCGTTGATAAAGGTACTTCAAATATGTTTGACATTCGTTATCAACTCAGACTGAATGACCTGTTCGATTTTACATCGACTCAGTTTTATCATTACTATATGATTCAAACGCATCTTGAAACAATCAACTTCTTGCTGGAAGGTTCTAAACCCACAAGATTTGTGGCAACTCAAGGTCGTTTGTATATCGACTTCGATGCATCGACAGATATCCGTGAAGGTGAGTTTATTGTTATTGACTGTGTTCGTGCTTTAGATCCAGTCAATTGGACAAAGATCTACAATGAAATGTGGGTTAAGGATTACGTCACCGCAATGATCAAGAAACAGTGGGGCACTAACCTCACCAAGTTCCAGAACGTACAACTGCCTGGCGGCGTAACACTGAATGGCGAAAAGATCTATTCAGATGCAGTTGAAGAACTGACTCGTTTGGATGAGCAACTCAGAAGCACTTACGAATTTCCACCCCTGGATATGATCGGATAAGATGGCAACCAATCCCTATTTTACTCAAGGAACAACAAACGAACAAGATCTGCTTGGCGATTTAGTCATTGAGCAGATCAAGATGTTTGGTAAAGACATCTACTATATGCCCCGAAGACTTGTAAATGAAGACACGTTATTTACAGAAGATAACTTGTCATCATTTGATGGTGCATATGCCATAGAAGCATACATCGAAAATGTAAATGGTTTTGGTGGCGACGGTGATCTATTCAGTAAATTTGGTGTACGCATCAGCGATCAGGTAACGTTTATTATATCAAGACAAAGATTTACTGAAGCAGTGGATGACAATGCTCAACTAATTGTTGAGGGTCGTCCCAATGAGGGTGATTTAGTGTATTTCCCCTTGGCAGGAAAACTCTTCAAGATTATGTTTGTTGAGCACGAAACACCATTCTATCAATTGGGTAAGATCCACGTATGGGGTCTTAAATGCGAACTCTTTGAATTCTCCGATGAGAAGATTGACACAGGCGTTCCAGAGATTGACATTATCGAGCGTAATCTCTCCAACACAATCACTGTCAATTTTGCCTCTGGCGGAACTCTTGATTTTACTCCTGGCGAAACTGTTGTTGGTGGCACTTCAAACGTATCCGCTGAGGTGAAGTCCTGGGATCCAGTTTCCAAGCAACTACAGGTTTATAACAGAACTGGCATTTTCACAATTCCAGAAACACTCACTGGGCAAGATTCTGGTGCTGCCTGGACAACCACATCTTACAATACACTAAATAATACGAACACAGAATACGATCAAAATCTCTTCTTTGAGGAAGAGGGTGATCTACTTCTAGATTTCACTGAGGGCAATCCATTCGGTGAATTTGGCGGAGCACAGTAATGTTAGGAACTTATTATTACAACGAAATTTTTAGGAAGACCGTAATTGCTTTCGGTACGCTTTTCAATAACATTGAGATTCGTAGGAAGAATGATAAAGGAACTGAGGAATGGTTAAAAGTTCCTCTTGCTTATGGTCCCAAACAAAAATTCTTGGCAAGACTTCGCCAAGTAGGAGATCTCACAGAGAAAGATGCTGTGCAGATTACGCTTCCTAGAATTTCATTTGAAATTAGTGGGTTCCTATATGATCCTGCAAGAAAAGTTTCACCTACTCAGGTAGTTAGAACTGTAACTGTAGATGGGATAAAAAAGGCATATATGCCGATCCCATATAACGTTGATTTTGAAGTTGCTATTATTGCAAAGAACCAAGATGATGGTCTTCAAATTGTAGAACAAGTTCTACCATTCTTTCAACCAACACTAAACATTACACTCACACTAAATCCAGAACTCGGTGAGAAGAAAGATTTTCCTGTAACTTTGAACTCAGTTAGTTATGAGGATGATTACGAAGGAGACTATCTTACCAGAAGAACTCTGATTT